GCCTGATAGCACGGCCATAACGCCAGCGCCAAAGCCAGCCCATTCGGTAGGTGTCATGCTTCATTAGCACCGATGCCATAAGCACTGTCGGATTTATCTAGAGCCCTAGCTGCCGGACCTGCTAATGCTGCAACAATTACAGACACAGCAGGATCTAAACCTAATTCATTACTTGCTAAAAATGTTAGTAGCGATACAAGCACACCTCTAAAGTATGATTTTAATATTGCTTTTTGTTTCTTACTGATTTTCATATCTTGCCTCCTATTATTGGTATATCAAACGGCGTGCCATTTAGATCGCCTAGTGTTGTAAAGCTAATGTGAATATGTTTGATGTGCGGGTTAATGCCTTTGTACTTGCGCCACTTCCAATTTAATATCTTCGAGCATATTCGCCTGTTAAAGATGACGTATGATATGCGTGCATCCGACTTGGCTGCGATTCTGATTTGGTCAGCCAGATAAGGTGCGAGCCCATCGGATGGCTCCAGCCCAGAATCAATATCAATTGCTCGTACATATCCGAACTCGTCTGGATTATGATCTGATTTTCTGGCGGAGTGACGGCTATCGCCCACCCACCCATCACTGGCAGTACGCCGATCTGGAAACCACGTATCAACTTGATCTCTTAACTGCACGCCAGCTGCGCATAGTTTAGGTTTCATTAAATGGTAGAACGTGGCTTGTATTTTTACATTCCCATTTAGCAGCTTTGGCATTTAGGATTGCCTCATCATGGCATTTAGGTGGCATAAAAATATCTTGTAATGACAAGTATGTATAACCTACGCCAGCATAATTGCCTCTAATTTTATTATTGTATGAAGTTCGCTTACAAGTTTGTCCTCTGTAGTTGCCATACCAAATTTCCGTATTTAATCCTTCTATAGTTTCTGTTTCGTCAATACCTGTGATAACTTCTGTGACAATATTGTTATTATCTAAAAATGCGTAATGTGCCATTATACCCAACTTACATTTCCAGTACCAGCAGTTACTGTCGATACTTTGTAGCCACCACTAGGGCCAGCCGTTGTACCAGTCAAACCTGCACCGATTGTAATTGTGTAAGCATCTGGATATTTAAGAATGACAACACCTGAGCCGCCGTTAACTTGATTACCTGTTGTATATCCGTTACCGCTACCACCTGCGCCACCGCCTGTGTTTACAGTTCCAGCAGTTCCGATTGTTTGGCTACCACCACCACCGCCGCCAGTAGCAGTTCCGTTAGTTCCACCTGTCAAATACATAGCACCACCACCACCGCCAGCCCTTGTAACAGATGAACCACTTATAGATGAACTAACACCCGATCCACCATTACCTGATACGCTCGTTGATGATGCTTGTACACCAACTGATCCTGCACCACCACCACCACCAGAAGGATAAGGAGATGAAGTATAAGAAGCATTAGAACCGCCAGCATAACCTTGATTAACAGTACCTGCTCCACCTAAAGATAAAACACCATTAGCACCGCCACCACCACCACTACCGCCTGATGCTCCAGTATCTGTTGCATCATCAACAGAACCAGCACCACCACCTACTGATGTGATAGTTGAAAATACTGAATTAACACCATTACTTCCAATAGTTGCAGAACTACTTGTAATCGTATCAGAACCTGTACCACCTGCACCAATAGTTACTGTGTAATTAGTAGAAACAGATAAAGTTAAAGGTGACTCTGCACTACCGCCACCGCCAGAACTTTCTCCAGATACTGAACAACGATAACCACCGCCACCACCACCGCCACGACCGCCACCACCACCGCCTGCAATAACTAAATAATTAACCGTCAGAGCTGGTACTGCTGCACCCTGTGGCGCTAATATTCCTGCAATTATATTTAACATTTATCCAATAGCTCCGACTACATACCAAGCATTAGCAGCAGTTTTAATACATGCTGCTGATTTATATTGTGCAAGGGTTGGCTGCGCTGCAACTGTGCCAGCACTTAGTACAGTAGTTGTACCAGAGGTAACTGCGCTAATTGTGCAAGTACCTGCACCAATATTTAATACTGTAATAACTGTGCCTGTTGGAAATGCGTAAGTAGCATCTGTTGGTATCTTAAATGCTACGGCTGTTGCTTTATTCATAGGTATTAACTGTTGGTACTCATCACCAGATACAGCTGTGTAATCTGCTGTAAAGGCTGGTAATCCATTCCACATAGCAGAAGTAACTACATCACCGGTATTGCCTGGAAAAGTTGGCATTCTATCTCCTTAATAAGATAAGACGTTTTGTCCTAAGACCCCGTAATCTACGTTGCCTAGTATAAACCCATCTATGACAGGTTCTAGCGTTGTAAACACTGTCCTAAAGGAATTAGGTGTAATCGTGTTTGCTACGCCAAAAATCTGCAAAGTTTTCTCTAGCTGAGATCCCCCTGGCTGGGTTGTAATAACTGTGATCGGATCAAAGAAATCTAGGTCTAGGGCAGCAATAATGCCTGCATCGTAGTTAGTGGTGTATAGATCTAACTCAATAGCATCGCATCGAATAGTTGTCTCAGCTCTAGATGCCACATAAGCCCTGGCATAATCTAGGGCTACCGCATCGGTCTGCATTAGAAGATCCTGCAGGTTATATGAGTGAATAAAGTATTTGTCTATAGATGCTTGATTGCTAGCAGATTGTGGTGACCCACCTGTACGGCTGATTTGGGCTGAATTAAATATCAGGTTATCGTCTAGTTTCCACATAGCATTGGCATAAGTGATCCCTGTGCCATCATCGGCAAAAACTGTAGGTGTGCCACCTATTGATGCAGTAGCAGTTAAACGATCCTTAAATACAAACTCTCCATTGAAATCAACATAGATAGCGCCATACTCAGAATCGGCTACAGTTTGCATAGCACCTAAAGAAGTGCGTGCCGTACCTGGATCTGCCTGTAATGTAGTTTGACCTGCATCTATTTGACGCATTGATGCTGGCCAAGATATTTGATCTAGGATCTCGTTAATACGTGTGCCTGATAAGTCTCCAGCACTAGATCCTGCAACTGTAGATATTTGTGCATTTTGTGCAAGTCTCATGGCATCTACAGCTTGTATGGTTGTATAGGCAACTTCTGTTGCATCTTTAGGTTGAGTGTTTACATACGATGTAATAAAACCTGAGAAAATTGGATACGTAGTGCCATTGTAGTTAGCAGTTATCTGCACCTTTTTCATGGGTGTAAGTAGGCCGTAATAAGGTCCTGCAGGATTGGTCGGATTGAAGTCGCCATTTTGATCTACGATGCGTAAGGTAAGTTGTCCAGTCTGAAATGTGTCAGTGAATGCGTTACGCCCTGTGCTTGTCTGCACGTAATTAACTCGATTAGATACGTCAACGATAACAGCTACAGCATCGGCCAATACGTTTGTGCCCAATATGCCAATATCTAACTGCATAGCCTGTGCAGTAGCAGGCCCAGTACTAAAGTTAATTATGGCATTTATTGTTGGTACAGCCATTAGGTACCGCCAGATAGACCGCCTGCAGGTGTGGTACCACGGCCCATTTTGTTAATTCTTAATAAAGTCTCGTTAATTGTGTCTGTTAAATCTTGCTCGGTTAATACTGATCCAGCCACGTTTACAGTTACTGGTGCGTATTCGCCACGTTGTACTGCGCCCATAGCCATACTTGGGGCTGGTACATATCCACCGCCACCACCACCGCTGCTAGGTACATTACTCATTGATGCTACATCGCCACGCTCACCTGCTCGATATGATGCCCAATCGCTAAAATATAGAGCTGCTTGTCCAGCTTTGACTAACGCATCTGCAAGTAGTTTTGCTTTTTCTGCGCCATCCATTTCAGCATTTATTTTCTTAGCCAAAGCTTCATTATTATCTAAGATTGCTAGTTGCGCTCTAATGCGTAATTTTGTTTCTTCATCTGTAGCCTGGTTAAGTGCAAGGGTTAAGCCTATGCGCTCTATATCAAACTTATCTTTAAGTTTATCTACTTCGGTTTTCGCCTTTAATGTTGCTAATTCTGTTTTCTTTGCATTTGCTAAATCTTTAGATGTCTTAGTTTCTAAGCGTAATTGCTGCAAATAGATACGGCTAGATGATCTGCCTTGTGCATTAGATGGTGCAGTCTTAGCTCTTTGCGCTGCGCCTATCTCGGAGAATCCAGCAAGATAAGCACCTAGTACTGGTATATTCTTTACATCAAATAATGCACCACCAACTTTAGTATTGCCAATTTCTTTAAGTTTGCTAATTAAAACGCCCACGCCCAAGATTGCATCGGCAGTGCTTTGTGCAAAGTTATCCATCAAGTCTGTAGCTGTACTAATGCTTGTGTCTTTACCTAATAAA